CGACCTTCTTAATCCTGGAAAATACATTTCTCACATGGGAAGTCCGCCTAATACCGCGAACACCCCCGTGCCGACTCCGGCTGCCCAAGCAGCTTTCCAGCGAAAGTTTGCACCTTATGCTTTGGGTAGGGAGTTCATTATTCCGACTAGGTCAGCTAACGTAAGGAGCCGATAATGAGTGGAATGGAAACAGCAGCTTACTGCTACGAAAAAGGCGTCGGAAAACGGCGAATGTACGAACTTCGTGCGGAAGATTGCTGCGAGTTGACCATTCCGGCTCTGTTCCCTGAAACCGGATTTAACTACGCCCAACAACTTGAGGGTCCGTATAATTCCGTAGGTGCTAGAGGTATTAATCACCTCGCATCTAAGCTAGTGCTCTCCCTGGTCCCGCCTAATTCCCCGTTCTTCCGTCTGGTTATCGACGATAAGGCTGGTCGCCAGTTGGACGCGGATCCAGAACTTAAGATGACCGTACATGAAGCCCTTGCCGCTATTGAGCGGCGGGTGAGCGGTGAAATCGAGATTCGGGCTCTCCGCCCTGCGCTTACTTACGCGATTAAATTGCTTATCGCTACGGGTAACGCCTTGATCCATTTGCCCGACGAAGGTGGTTTGCGGGTATTCAGCCTGAAGAACTACGTTGTCGAACGCGATCCCATGGGGAACATTTGCGAAATCGTGATTAAAGAATCGATTTCCAAATACGCTCTGCCCAAAGACGCTATGAAATTGCTCGGACTCGATGTAGAAATCGAGGACGAAGAACGCGAACCTGGAAAGGAGACTTACGATCTTTACACGTACGTCGAGAAAGAGGAAAGCGGTAAGTTCGAAGTACACCAGGAGATCGAGGGTAAGATAATCCCCGAATCTGTCGGTGAGTACGAAGCCGAACTGCTGCCCTTCCTCGCTCTTCGCTGGACAGCTATCTCTGGTGAGCACTATGGCCGCGGCCTTGTCGAAGAAATGTTGGGCGATCTTGCCTCTCTCGAAGCCCTTACTAAGGCTATCGTAATTGGCTCCGCCGCTTCGTCTCGTGTCGTAGGTCTGGTCAACCCTGCTGGTTACACTAAGGCATCGGATTTGAACAAAGCCGAAAACGGTGCCTTTGTTGTAGGAAATGCTGCTGATGTCAGCTTCCTACAAGTGCAAAAAGGAGGTGATTTCCGAGTCGCGTTAGAGACCGTAGCCGCTATTACGAGACGCGTGGAAGCGAGTTTCCTGCTTAACGCCAGCGTGCAACGCCAAGCTGAGCGCGTTACCGCGGAAGAAATCAGGCTGTTAGCTAGCGAGCTGGAGGCCGCCCTCGGCGGTGTCTACGCCACGCTTAGCCAGGAATTGCAGCTTCCATTAGTGCGACGAATGATGGCCCAACTTACTAACGGCCGTGAAATCGTCGCAATTCCGAAGGCACTAAAGAGCGCTATTCGTCCGGCAATCATCACCGGTACGGAAGCTCTCGGACGTATGTCGGACCTGGAGCGCCTCCGCGCTTGGGCAGGTATTATCCAGACAACGTTAGGCCCGGAAGCGATCCCCAAATTTGTTAATGCCGAAGTCCTAGCCAGAACCGCCGCTATGGCTCTGGGCCTGGATATTAAGGGATTAGTGAAGACGAGGGAAGATATGGACGCAGAAGCGCAACAAGCGCAAGCCGCAGGTAACGCCGCTATCGCTGCTAAGGCAGCCGTTGGTCCGGCTACCGGCGGATTTATGGACATTATGAAGTCGGCACTACAGCAACAGCAGGAAACTGGTGGAGCCGGTATGCCGCTTCCTCCGGGTATGATGCCCGTTCAACCGCCAGTACAGGAGTAATCTATGGCCGATCTTAAAGCTGTTTCTATCAGTACGGAACCGGCAGGTGTTGAAGCACCAGCGCCTGTTTCTAATCCACTCGCTGAGCCTACCTCGGAGGCTTCGCCGAAAGTTACGGAAAGCGCACGACCCGAGTGGCTCCCCGAGAAATTTAAAGACCCTCAGGATCTCGCAAAGGCTTATGCCGCCCTTGAATCTAAGCTCGGCAAGCCGGCTGAACCGGTGGCGGAAGCCGCTACCTCAGATCCGTTGGCAATTAAAGAGGCGCCCCCTGCCCCAGAGGACCCGGATGCGTTCATCGAAACGTATTCAAAGGAGTTCATGGAAACAGGAAAACTGTCTGATGAGTCGTACACCGCGCTTAAAGCTAGAGGCTTCTCTAAAAAGATGGTCGATAGCTTCATATCCGGACAGCAGGCAGTGCTTGAGCAGGCTCGTAATCAGGTATTTTCCCTTGCCGGTGGCGCGGAAGGGTACCAGGAAATGGTCAGTTGGGCCAGCACTAATCTGAACAAGACAGAAATTGACGCCTTTAACAAGGCTGTGACCTCTGGGGATCCAGCCATGATTAACATGGCAGTTTCGGGTTTGTCGGCTAGACACAAAACTGCGCAAGGTCCAAAACTTATGCAGGGCAGCAGCGCTACCGGACCTGAGGGTTTCGCTAGCCGCGCTGAGTTGGCTAAAGCTGTTGCCGACCCACGTTACAAAAACGACCCCGGCTATCGCCGTCGGGTTGAAGATAAGCTCAAAGTATCGAGATTTAGTTGAGCTTAGATAGGGTTAAGAAACACATCCAAATAGACCCGAATGGGTGCTGGTTATGGGTAGGTGCTCTTAATCCGTCCGGTTACGGGAGAATTAATGCGGTTCTAGACGGTAAGAAATACCGTTTAGCTCATCGATTCTCCCTAGCCGTTGCTGTAGGGGATCCGGGTCCCTTAGATGTGGATCACAAATGCGGCGTAAAAAGATGCGTCAATCCAGCCCATCTTGAAGCCGTAGATCCTAAAATCAACCGTGGACGCTACGTCCATTGGAATTCCCGAAAGACAACTTGCAAACTAGGCCACCCGTTTCAGGATGTTCCTGGAACTAATCGCCGTGTTTGCAAAGAGTGCCGCTCGAAAAAGCGGCGTGCGACCTAAACAGTTCCGGTAGCCTCCTGCGACCTGCCTACGGGCGGATAATCCTGCGAGACTCGGATTCATGTGATCGTCTCACATTTGTTCGTTTCTTTTGTTTCTTTTTCTGCGCATAGCGCAGGAGGTAAATCATGGCACGTGTAATTGGAACAGCGGCGGCTAACACCACGCTGCTTTACGAATTGTTTGCAGGTGAAGTCCTCGCCGAGTTTGCGAAGACCACCGTCGCTATGGATAAAGTTCGTCAGCGTACTCTTCCTAAGGGTGCGAAGTCGATCTCGTTCCCTAAGCTTGGAACCGCAATTGCGGGTTACCACACCGCCGGTCAGAATATCATCTCGACCGACGCGGCTGGTTATGCTAGCACTGCGACCACAAATGGTGACGTCTACAAAGGCGAGAAGCTCATCTACGCTGATAAGCTGCTCATTTCTTCGGTCCTCATCGATGACCTTGAAGCTAAGTTGCTCGCGTGGGATGCCCGCGCTGAGTACTCGCGTCTTCTCGGTCGCTCGATTGGCGAGAAGATTGACCAGACGATCATGCGCGTGATCTTCAACGGCGCTGGCGTTGCGGTTGACGCTGACTACACCGGTCACCCGGGTGGTATCGCGAAGACCGTGAATGCAACCGCGAACGGAACGGACGTTGCGGCGTTGACTGCTGCTGCTAACGTGGCTACCGATATCCCGTTGTTCTTGACTTCGCTCATGGAAGTTAAGACCGCGATGGATAACAACGCGGTGCCGGCTGAAGGTCGTGTTTGCGTTATCCCGCCCGCTATCTACAACTGGCTCCTCTCGGGTGCTCTCAAAGGCATCACGTCGGGTCTGTTTGTAAATCGTGATGTTGGTGGCGCAGGCTCGGTTTCGACGGGCGGCCTCGGAAATATCGCTGGATTCGAGATGGTCATGTCCAACAACATGCCTTTCACGGCCTTTACCAGCACGGCTCATCGTCTCATCTCGACCGAAGGCAACACCTACACCGCCGATACGTCGGCGTTGGCGGCTCTTTGCTTCCAGACGGAAGCTGCCGGTATGGTCAAGGTTTCGGATCTCGCCGTCGAGTCCGAGTACATGACTGAGTACCAGGCTGATCTCCTCGTCGCCAAGCTCGCTTGCGGCGTTGACGTGTTGCGCCCCGAGGCGTGCGCGAAGATCACCGTCACCTGATCTCTGATCTGGATCCTCCGGGGGCTTAGGCTCCCGGGGGGTTTCCCCTTAACTTTAAGGAGTGTTAGATGCCGTTCGATTCCAAAAAGCAGCAAGCCTACATGTTTGCTAATCACCCCAAAATCGCCAAACAGATGGTGATCGACGCCAAAAAGGCGAATAAGCCGATTGTCCAAAACACTAAGCCCAAGAAAAAGGGTAAGTGATAGGAGGTAACGTCCATGCAAGCCACCACCAAACTTGAAGCCGTCAACGCCATGCTTTCGGCAGCCGCTGAAGCGCCTGTAAGCACGCTTGCGGGGAATAACGGGGCGCAAGTTCAAATCGCCCTGGCCATTCTCGATGAGGCTTCTAGACGCGTGCAAGGTGACGGCTGGACGTTTAACCGTTTCGAAACCGTATTCCTAAAAGATATTGACGGTAAAATACCCGTTAATGCCGACATCATTTCTTTAGACGACCCAAATCAGAACAGCTCCGACCACGACTACACTATTCGTGGCGGTTTTCTTTGGGACGTCACCAAGAATACCGATCAGTTCGATGCTGATGTCACCATGATCGCTACCATTTTCCTAGAATGGGAAGATCTTCCGTTCCATGCTCGCGACTTCATCATGGCTCGGGCTATCCGCATGTACACAGACCGTACCGTAGGTACGCCGACTTTGGGTCAGTTCACCCGTCAGGACGAGCTTGAAGCTATGGCTCGATTCAAACGTACCGAGATGGAAATCGGCGACTACCACGTCCTCGATAATGAGACTTACCGTAGAATTATCCTGCGGAGAATCTAATGCCTAGAGCATCAAACTACGAGTTCTCCTACAGCATAGATAATGTGCTGGGAGGCGTCAGCCAGCAGGCTCCGTCAGTCCGGCGACCCGACCAGTGCGCTACCCTAGATAACGCCTACGTTAATCTGGTAGATGGCTTGCATAAACGGGCTCCTACCGAGCATCTCGCCTTCGCCTACAACAACGCCGCTATCCCGGCTAACGGGGCTAAGCTCCACACGATTGACCGCGGCTCAGGCGAGCAGATCGTTCTGATTATGACCAACGGTGCCGTGAAGGCGTACAACGCCGTTACAGGAGCCGCCATAACGATTAGCGATCCTTACGGGTACATCGCCTCGTACTGCAACACGACGCTCCCTGAACAGCGCCTGAAGGCTCTCACCGTCCAGGACACAACCTACATCCTGAACACCGAGAAGATGGCCTCCAAAGAT